ACTTTCCATGGCAAAGTTGGTATGTCTGCGGTATGATACTTTCCAGAAGGTAATTTCTGGGGTTCCGGTAAGGAAGACGTCTTGTGCGCCGTAGGCGACTAGTTGCATTAGTGCTCCACCCATTTTTAGGATATATACTATTCCAAGAAAATAATTTCAGAAATTATTGCTAAATAAATAGAATTGTGTGTATTAATTCACAATTCTATTTTCGAGTTTTTTCATATGTATATAACTGTTACCATATATGCTATGCATATTGGAAATATACATAAAAAATGATATATTAGGTTTTAAAATTCGATACAATGAAATTTTCTAAATAATCTTCCTGGAATATTTCTCTACGATTTTCATGTTTTTTCGTAAAAATATATTTTTCATTTATTTTCTTAATCGACCAACCATCTTCTAGTGCATTGTTTATAAATATGATTTTTTGATATTGTTTTTTATTTATTTTTATATTATCTGGCGTTTCCAACAAAATGGATGTATCTGACATGAATTTAATAATACTATATTATCTAGACATATAGCGAAATTCACAGTTTTACGATTTATATATAATTATCTAATTCGTCAATACTTATTCCCATATCTAATAGTTTTTGAATTCTCGAAGGGTGCATTGTGATTTGCATCAATTCTTCTTTGTAAATACAACATCTTGATGTCAATGCTTCATAGTCTAATTTAAATATACATGGATTTTCTGATAAATAACCCCAACATTCATCGTCTAATTTACCAATATTTTGTTCTATTAAATGAATCGCATTTGGGTTTTCTGATAAACTAGCCCAATCAATTTTTTTTGGATTTTTTTCCAATAAAGGAATCGCATTCGAATTTGCTGATAATATAGCCCACTCAATCTTATCTCGGTTTGCTTCTAATAAAGGAATCGCATTTAGATTTCCTGATAAAACGTTCCAATCGATTTTATCGGGATTTGCTGCTAATAAAGGAATTGCATTTCTATTTGATGATAATAGAGCCCACTCAATGTTATCAGGATTTGCTTCTAATAAAGGAATCGCATTTGGATTTTCTGACAACGCAAACCAGTCAATTTTATCAGGATTTGCTTCTAATAAGGGTATTGCATTTGGATTTCTTGATAACCATGACCAGTCAATTTTATCTTGATTTTTTTCTAATAAATGCATCGCATTTGGATTTTCAGATAACCATTCCCAGTTAATTTTGTCAGGGTTTTTTTCTAATAAATGAATCGCATTCGGATTTCTTGATAACCATGTCCAGTGAATTTTATCTTGATTTTTTTCTAATAAAGGAATCGCATTTGGATTTTCCGATAAATTTTTCCAAGAATAAAAGTCTAATTTATCCAGATTTTGTTCTAATAAAGAAATAGCATTTGGATTCAATGATAACCTATCCCATTCAATATTTTTAATATTAATCGAGTCGTTTAGTTTGTACATTTTGAATAGTATTGCTGTGTTGTTGTATTTTTTCTTAGTATAAATAAAACAAAAAAGTAAATCAATTTTTTATTTTTCATACACTTTTTCTCTAAAATGTACAAAGATTCAAAATCTCTTTATTCATCACATGTGTTATTGTTTTATTATATTCAACATAACAATCTGAACAAATTCCTTCTGAAAACAAACAATGAAAATTTTGTATACTACTATTATTGTTACATACTACATCAATATGAAATTTTACCAACCCATCATATTTACCATTTTTTTTATTTCCTGAAACTAAAACATTATCATGATTGTCTATATACATACCAAACCCATTTTCTGTATCATTTTCCCAAACACCTTCATATGAATGTCCATTTGGATAGTATAATGTACCACAGCCATTTTTATATCCATAAATTAGGTCTCCTTGATAATTAATCATACCACATTTCATACTTCCAATTGAATAAAACGTTTGATTACATTTTCTATTGAATTGTTCCTTAGCAATTTCATATTTAAATAAATGATTTTTGAATTTTTCTATTTCTTCTGCATAGTTTTTTATTTGTGAAATTTTGTTTTTGTTTCCAAATCCATAAAAATTATAATAAAATATCATTGCCATTATTAGATAGAATACGAATTCAAAAACGCTTTTCATTTTATATGATGTTCCGGTTTGTCTATTTAAATAAAATAAATTGTATAATACTTGAATCAATTTTTTGCAAATTTTCATATTTATTCATATAAAAAATTGAATAAAATAATATAAAAGTAATAATATAATATATTATGATGACTCAAAATAACGATACAAACGCATTTTTAGAAACATTTACAAAATGCGATATATTTACTCCACATGTAGTATCCAAACAAATGGCTGACAAATTACAGAAACATGGTACATTATTGGAACCATCGGTCGGTACAGGTAATTTACTTCAATACGTTAGCATTGAACATTATGAAAAAGTTGATGTTTTCGATATAAAAAAAGAATATTTGGACCAGTGTCCGACCCATCCAAAAATAAACAAATATTTGGTGGATTTTTTGAAATATGAAACCGCCGAAAAATATGACAATATCATTCTAAATCCACCTTATATAAAAATCCAGGATTTACCCAGCCATTACGTTTCATTTATCAAAGAAAAATGGCCGATTTTGAGCGATGGAAATATAGATATCTATTATGCATTTTTGTTCAAATGTTTGGAATTATTGACCCCCAACGGTGTCATGGTCGCAATTACACCGAATAGTTATTTACATAATAAATCAGCATTGAAATTCCGAAAATATTTATTGGAAAACAAATGGATTCAAGAAATCATCGATTTTGAAGATAAACATGTATTTGAGGATGCTGCCGTATATTGTTGTATAACCGTTTTTACAAAAAATGATAAACCGGCTTTGATATATAATGGTGCGGTCATTGATTACAATATCATTCATAATCCATCGAATAAATTGTGTTTGATACATTATGCGGATTCATCTGAAAAAACGACTCTTAAACAAATATGCAAAATATACAATGGTATTGCGACTCTCCGAGATGCAGTGTATATACATGATATCAAATTATACGATGAACCTTGTTGGAAATTATTGAAAACTTCGACTTCCCATAAATATTGTATATATCCATATAACGACGATGGCGTGATTATCGATGAAAATGTGTTTAAAACTTCGAATCCAAATACCTACAATTATTTGGTAGACAAGAAACATGTACTTGCAGAAAGAGACCGTGGAAATAAAACATATGTAACTTGGTATGCGTATGGTCGTAGTCAATCAATCAAGATTTCTAAAAAAGAGAGGGTGATTTATGTACCCACCCTTATCAATCCCAATGATTTGAAATATACAGTTGAACCACCAAAATTACATTCGGGATGTTTATGCATTGAACCCTCAGATACAAATGATATACCTCGAATAATAGAGTGTATCAAAAACAATACCGATTATTTGTTCAAAAATAGCAGCAAAAAGAACAATGGATGGATTAATTTATCAACTACACTTTTATATGAATTATGTGTGTAAAAAATTGACCATAAAAAATATGAACTATCATAAGTTCATATTTTTATTGTTTTTTAGATTTTTTAGGTTTTCTATATTCAAATAATTTCTGTCAAAATTTCGTTAAATGGTAGGTTCTCAACAATATTTACAATCTCAGGAACTTTGTTAAATTTTTCGCCGACAGCGCAATTATGATTGACTTCCAAAATAACATTGTAATTATTATGTACAAGTTTGTGTTTTGCTAAATTTTCATAAATTTTGAAACTATTTTCATAAGTCACTATTTCCCAATGTTTAATTGTATTGTCTTTTTTCAAATAAGGGATTTTATTCATCAAAATATTAACAGGAACAATATGGACATCAGGGTTCGCCCATTTCAAATGCGATACCTCCCCAGTCAAGTTCTCCCAGTAATTATAACAATTTTGAGAATAATTTGTCATACAGAATTTGATGGGGAATATGATGTGTGGTACATCGTCTTTCAAGACAACAACATCGCATTTTTTCTTTCCAGATTTAGTGGTAGATTTTACTGCATATTCTTTTTTAATTGTAAAGTGATTCATATTTTCCTCTCCATATTTTGCTTTAATCGCGTGTTTCACCATGTTCTCAATAAACCCATTCAATATATCCGTTCGTTTTGGGCTTCGTGGACCATGTGTGAAATAAGCGTTTAAACTATCTTTTACCCCGGTTGGTAACATATCTTGGTTCTCCATGTATTTCAAATTACGCGTGTTGTTTACCTTATTCAATTGTTTATAAAAGTATTTCAATTTTATGAAAAATAGTATTTTATGTAATTAGTACTATAAAATTGAAATCGCAACATTTGAAAATGAATAAAAGTATCAAAACCAAAATGAAGAAACAAAGTAAAAATACGAAAACTATACCACTAGAAAAACCAATTGGACGATTTAAACTACCACGTATTATAACAAAAACTCTCGGTAAAGAGACGGCTTCATATACATCTAAAAGTATTGGACCAGTTTGCCATGATGAACTACAAAAATTTATAAACGAAGAGATTGAATATGGTCCGCAGATAGTTAGTATTCCTGTTCCCCCATATCGACATGCATTTCTGGTAGATGTTCAACCAAAAAAAATAATGATATCGGATTGGGGAGGAAAAAAAAATAAAACAGCCGGTATTTTAGGAAACAAAAATTATGAATCGGGATGGGAACAATACTCAGATTTGATGACAAAATTGGAAGAAAAATATAATCGACCACTTCAATACTACGCTGTAAATAAAAAACTATACAAAATATCAAATGAACTCAATACTCAACGTGGCGGCGGTGGATGTTCTTATTATATTTACGAATGGGTGAAAGTATATTACCCAAATTACAAGTGTTAAAAATATAACTTTTAATTATTCAAATTCAATGTTTCATCAAATAAACGAAATGTATCTTTATCGTGGGAAATAATGATAATGCATTTTTTATATTTTTTGAATTCGCTAATAAGGTGAATAATCTCATCTTTTAATTCTATATCCAATGCATTTGTAGGTTCATCCAATATCAATATCTTCGATGTACTTATTAACCCACTTATAATGTTTACAACTTGCCGCTGACCGCCAGATAAATTTTCACCAAGAGAACCCGCATTTGAATTGTATATATCAACGTTTTTATATAAACCTTGTATTTTTGGATATTTCATGATTTCTTTCAAAAAAATCTCACATGTTTCAGTGTCTTTGCACCCATACATGATATTATCCATGATTTTTTTATCAAATAATTTTGAATTCTGATTGACATAGGTTATATTTTGGCGAATGTAATCTGGGTCAATTGTAGAAATATCAACACCGTCAATGTATATTTTCCCACTAACTGGGTCATACAATCGTAGCAATAACTTAGCGAAAGAAGATTTGCCCTTTCCACTTAATCCAGTTACACCTATAATTTTTTGGTCTGTATTGATACTAAACGACGAATTTGAAAAAACTGGTATTGTTTTTTTTGATTCATAAAAAAATGTCACATTATCAAATATAATATTATTGAAAGTCAAATTATGCGAATTGTATGTCTTATTGATCAATTCATCTATATCAATATCACTTCCTAACATTTTATTAAAATCACTTGTAATATATTCGATTCTGCCAATAAATTCTAACCAATCAGGTAAATTATTGATAGTGGAAACAATCTTGTCCCTATATAACAATAATATAGTGACAAATGTAATAAATGTAGTTGTTTTAATTTTCTTTGTGTATTGCAATTGAATTAAATAAAACAATGATACAAAAATAATTATATACACAAAAAATGTTAATATGCTAGTATGTGTTGTTATAGTATCTAGAAAATTAATTCCTTTATTTATGGCTTTATCTGTTAATGTGGTAAAATTATTAATTTCATTCGCAGTTTCGCCTCGATAAATTACTTTATCAATATTATTCAAAATATCGATAATAAATTTTTCATTTTCATTGATAACGGTTTCTTGATCATTTTTTGCTTTTCTCAGATTATTCCAATTTGCATAAATATAAAAAAACAATACTAAATTTGCAATAAAAAATGATACACCAAAAACAGGATTTTTATATATGAAATAAGATGAAATAATTAATAAAAATGCCATTGTAGGTATAATTACAGTAATAATATCATAAAATAAAACATAAAATGACGTTGATATCCGAGTAATTGGAGTAATAAATTCTATAAAATTAACATTTTTCATATTTTCATTATTCGTTTTCAAAATAATTTTGAATATTTCATGTTTAACCCATTGAAATAATTTTGTAATAAGGGTGTTCTGATAATTTTTGTAAATATAATAAATGACAAAATATAGGGTAGATAACGCTATAAAATAATTGAAAAATTCCATCGTCATTTTTTTCGAATTTTTTTCGACAGACTGGATAATATTTGCAGTAATGTAAGAAATTCCATTTGTTTGAATCAATGTAATAAGTAAACTTAATAACACAAGTATACCAGTATTTGTTGCTTCTTCTTTGAAAAATACATACAACAAATAATTTACAATGTTCATATTTTGATATTGTTGTATATTAAATGCTAAATATATTATTTTCATCAACTATTATGAATAACATTCCATGCATGACGAATGTATTATAAAAATAGACTTCTAAAATATCATGAATTCATAACAAAATAATTGCAGAAATAAATACATAAATAAAACAATGGATATTTACATAATGAATCAAAAAAAACAACCGACTAAAAAAATACATGCAAATACTACTATTGATGAAAAACATACCGAAATGTTGAATTATTTTTATGAATTAGAAACTCATACTATACCAAATTTAATGGTTGAAAAGAAGAATTTGAAACAGAAGTTACGAGAACAAAGTACAAATAAAATTGATCTTTATATGGATATTCGCGATAAAATAGATGCTATTAATAAAGAGATAACTGAGTTAAAATCCAAGAAAAAACAATATTTATTAGACAATTCGAAACACATTTTTGAATATTTTGAAGAGAAAAAGAAGGTATCCTCCGGAGATAATAATCAAAATGTCAATGTTCTCAATTCCTTCTTCAAAATTCATGCTAAAACAGAACAATCCTCAAATGTAAACAGCGATAAATACAGTCAATCAAAGAAGAGTTACCAAAATTATTGGAAAAACGTGAACAATGAAATATTGAATATACATGATTTTATTATCCCATCTGACGTATGTGAAATATGTCATCAAGGAGAACTGATTCCGCAAGATGAAGAGGGAATCTTAATATGCAATAACCAAAATTGTGGTAAATTTATCACATACATTATAGATAGTTCAAAACCTACTAACAAAGAGCCGCCAAATGAAGTATCTTATACTGCATATATAAGGTTGAATCATTTTAAAGAGATTCTTTCACAATTTCAAGCAAAGGAGACGACACAAATACCTGACGAAGTCATTGAAGCCATTCGTAATCGTATCAAGAAAGAGCGTATTACCGATATTACGCTTATTAATTATGACAAAATGCGCGATATTTTACGTAAATTGGGATTCAATAAATATTTTGAACATATTCAATATATTAATTCACAATTTGGAATCAAACCACCAATTATGAATGAAGAATTACATGAAACATTGTGTGTTCTCTTTATTGAAATTCAAAAACCATGGGCAGTTCATTGTCCGGCAAATAGAACGAATTTTTTCAATTATACATATACACTGTATCAGTTATGTGTTCTCCTTGACCAAACACAATATCTTCCTTATATTCCGATGATGAAAGACCGCGAGAAACAATTGGAACAGGACATGATATGGAAAAAGGTATGCAATGATTTGGACTGGGAATTTTTTCCGACTGTGTAAGGAATTTTTTCCGACTGTGTAAGGAATATTTTCCGACTGTGTAAGGATTATTCCGACTGTGTAAGTAAATACAATTATAATTACAAAATTATAATTGTAAACCAATTGTAGTATCATATTGCTTCGCTTATACTATTGCTTCGCTTATACTATTGCTTCGCTTATGCCAGTCTAATACCACCAACTAGACCTGTGCCTAAACCAAATCCAGCACCGCCTCTCATGGATGAACCCATGGATGGAACAAATGTATCTAAAATACTGAATGATGCGGCAGCAATTAATGCGATGATAAGGATTTCGTCAACATTAAGAGCTTTACGAGGTACAATCATAGCAACTACGGCAACTGCAAGACCTTCAATAAGATACTTAATAATACGCTTAACTAATTCTGCTAAATCGAATGTCATACTCACTATATAAATAATACTAACAAAAAAATTAGAAAAAATAGAAAAATTAATATATTAATTCAAAAAACACTTAAACATATTTATTGCTAAAATAATACTATGGCAAACTTTGAAAGAAAGAATTTAGAGAACGGAAAGCCAAATCCAAAATACATTGATTTATGCGACGAGGATACTCCAATTGCCGGACAAAAATTCGCATGCATGTCTTTTATTTCACCTGAAAAAATACTAAAAAAACGCGAATTGTTCATGTTCGAACATTTTCTTAAACAATGGGATTTTACTAAATCTATGACTAAATTCTTCGATTTCATCCATTTCTTATCCTATAAATACAATTTGAATGTAGAAGACGTCATGAATGACTTCAATGAGTTTTCAAAGGAAGAAGAAACTAAACTAAAAGAGTCATCAGTCGACGATGATTTCAATAATTTCATGGATAAGAATGAAGACCGTCTTGCAACTCAATTCCAACGTGAAAATGCTTTCCAAACATCTGTTCGTGGTTTAAAAGTAAGAGGTGTATTTTCAACCCAAGAAGAAGCAGAAATGCAATGCAAGAAATTACGTGATTATGACCCAAATCATGATATTTTTGTAGGACCAGTTGGTATGTGGATTCCATGGGACCCAGATGCTTACAAAACTGGTCGCGTTGAATTTATGGAAGAAGAACTAAATAAATTACACCAAGAAAAATTGAAAAATGAAACCAAGGCCAAGCAAGAATTTGAACAACGTATCAAGGATACTAAAAAGAAGGCAATTGAAGAAAATATCAAGTTAGCCGAAAAATCAGGAAACGTATTAACTCAAACAATGGACGAAGATGGAAATTTGGTTGGTGTTCGCGAGACAGTTAACTTCGAAGAACGTGAAGCCGCAGATGTTGAAACAACTAATATTCGCAATGAAATGCTTCGTGAAACCAAGTTAAAACAAGAAGAAACAAAAGAAGCCGAAAAAGATAATGCTCAACGTGCTGATAGTATTCAAGTAGAAATGGATAATGAATAATTTTACTCTATAATTCAAACTGGCATCAAAATGTACCTTTTCTCATTTAAAACGCCTAGATATAATAATAAAAAATTGATTTAATTTATAAACAATTTATAATGAGTAAAATACAATATAACTATTATTCAAAATGTATAAATCAACACTAAGACATTGGATTGACATTGAAAAAATTGATTGGGGTCCGCTATCAATGAACCCAAATGCTATTGATTTGTTAGAAAAAAATCAAGATAAAATTAATTGGGAAAGATTATCATTCAATCCAAATGCTATACATTTATTAGAAAAAAATCAAGATAAAATTAATTGGCGTGGGTTGTCATACAATCAAAATGCTATACATTTATTAGAAAAAAATCAAGATAAAATTTGGTGGAATATGTTATCACAAAATCCAAATGCTTTTCCTTTATTAGAAAAAAATCCTGATAAAATTAGTTGGATGGGTTTATCAAATAACCCAAATGCTATTCATTTAATAGAACAAAATCTAGATAAAATCAATTGGCACTTTTTAGTAAAGAACCCAAATGCTATTCATTTAATAGAACAAAATTTAGATAATTTAGATTATCTTTCTTGGCGCGAATTATCAGTAAATCCAAATGCTATTCATTTAATAGAAAAAAATCTAGATAAAATTAGTTGGTTGAATTTATCACAAAATCCAAATGCTATTCATTTAATAGAACAAAATCTAGATAGAATTGATTGGCATGAATTGTTATACAATCCATCTATCTTTGAATTGGACTATGAAGCATTGAAACAACGATGTCTTACTTATAGTGAGGAATTGATACAAAAAACAATGCATCCTTCAAGAATTCAAAAATTATTAGATATGGGTATAAGCATTGATGAATTGGATAATTATTTATAATTTATTATATTTTGTTTATTAGAAAAAATAACATTTTATACATAGTTATTTTTTTTTGCTCTATAAAATGGGCGTTTTAAATGAGAAAAGGTGTAAAAACATGAAAAAAATATTATTATGAATATACATAGAACAATCAATGGTTCAAACGCGCCATCGCCAAACATTCATATAATTTATATATAATTTATATACAAATTATATCTAATATATTTTTAGAATCATATTACCATTTGGATTTTTTAACATTGATAGTAGGACCACTGTTTTTCTTTTTCGATTTACTTGGGTCATATGCTTCGTCTTCATCATCGGAACCCATATTTTTCGAAATTTCCCAAAATTCTTTGGATCCCAATTTGAAATCCGGTCTGCCTTCGGCTTTATACCAAAATATTTGGTCTTGTAGCTTATTTGATTTTGCATTGTTATTTATGACTAAACATTCATAGTTCTCTGTGGTTTGATCCATCACCGAATTGAACGATTCCAATGTAGGGAACATAGATGCATAATTTTCCCATATTCTTTTACGATTTGTCATGTAAGGTTCTCTTAAAATAAATACATAATCAATGTTTGTTCTCAAATTAGGTGGAATACCTAATGGATATTGCATGGTTATTATAAGCATAACTTTCCAGTGACGTCCATTCATAAAAAGAAGACGCATCATTTTATCACGAGTCCATGTTTGGTCATATAAACAATCATCTAAAATGACAAATGCACGCGGGTCGATGGTCGTTCTTTTATATGTTTCAATTTCTTTGTTCACCTGTTTCAATACCGCTTTTTGACGACGTAAAATGTTCTCGATTAATACTGTATTATATTCTTCATGAATAAACAATTTTGGGACATGACTTGCATAAAATCCATTACCAGCTTCTGTACCAGAAATAACAGTGCCAATCGGAATATCTTGATGATGATACAATAAATCTCTTACCAAATACGACTTACCAGTATCACGACGTCCAATCATTACAATTACCGGACCTTTATTTTCATCCGGTTTGAAAGTGATTGTTCTCATATCAAATTTTTTCAATTCTAACGTCATGTTTTTCCTAAACTATTGATTTAATAATGTATCAATATAAATTAATTGTATAAAACATAACGTATATGCAAAATAAAACATAAAGACCTGCCCATTAGTAAAAATAAGTTAAAATACTGTTGTTTTTATATTCATGAGTAAATATACAGAAACTATTATGACAGATTTAGGAAATCCAGTAAAATTATTTCAAATCAATTTTTGTAAAAGAAAAGAAATCGATTTAGATGAATTAGAAAAACAATATGTTCTCAATAAGCAAGACCAAGATAACGAATATAAACCGTTTTCAATTTCTAAATTTCAAAATTATAATCCAATTTATAATCGTTATTTTGAAATGAACGAAACAAATTACAATCATATTTCATTAAATTCGAAGTATCAATTCAAAAATTTACAACAAGTCGAATGTTTAGACACAAATTCTACGCATGATAAAAATGTTTTTATTAAATTCTCACCTTTGCTTGACCCTATACGATATATGATTGGTAAATATCAAAATTTAGACAAAGATTATGTGCTTCCTGACATGAATAACCAAGATGTATGTTTTTCTAAATTAAAGGACCCTAATAATATGGCATATACCGATTGTTTTTTTAGTTATTTAAGTAGTCAACTTTTAAATCATCATGGTTTTGTACATGGAATTGATTTTTTTGGGTCTTTTTTAGGAATTCAAGAAAAATTCAAGGCAAACGTGACCGATGATTTAGAATATTTAAACAATTCAAAATTTTTCAATGAAAATGTAGGAATTTTATTTTCAGTAACTGATTCCGAAAATGATGAAAAAATGGATTTTGGTTCTCGCTGTAATAGAAAAAAATTAGCGATTTCATCGTTATCGAATCCTCATAATTTATCGGCGATTTCTTTGGATGCTGATATTTTAGACGAATCAAATGATTGTAAACATGAAAGTGAATTAGTTTATAAAAATAATTCAAAAAAGAATTCGTCATGTTCATCATCATCTTCATCTGATAAAAGTGAACTTAATTATACAAGTGACGAGGATGATGATTCAGATGATGATGATAATTATTCGACATGTAGTTCAGATGAATCTGACTCAACCAGTAGCGACGAACAAGAAGATGAAGAAGAAATATATGCATACATATCAAATTTTCCTGTTCAAATGATTTGTTTAGAAAAATGCGATGGAACGATTGACGAACTTTTTGAAAAAAACATTCTTGATGAAAAACAGTGTGCAAGTGCAATATTTCAAATCATTATCACATTAGCAACCTATCAAAAAGCGTTCAATTTTACCCATAATGACTTACATACAAATAATATCATGTATATTAATACGGATATAGACTTCTTGTATTATTGTTACAATAACAACTTTTACAAACTTCCTACTTACGGAAGAATATACAAAATTATCGATTTCGGAAGAAGTATTTATAAATATCAAGGAAAAACTCTATGCAGTGATAGTTTTGCACCCGGTGGCGACGCAGTTACACAATATAATTGTGAACCATTTATGAATGAAAATAAACCTCGTTTAGAACCCAATATGAGTTTTGATTTATGTAGATTAGGTTGCTCTATATATGATTTTGTCATAGATAATGAGAACAATCCTAAAAAAATGGACGATTTTCAAAAAACGATTGTACGATGGTGTATGGACGATAATAATAAAAATGTTTTATATAAAGCAAATGGCGATGAACGCTACCCTAACTTTAAATTATATAAGATGGTTGCACGAACTGTTCATAAACATACACCAGAAGAACAATTCAAATTTCCATTATTATCCCAATTTGAAATTGCAGAGAGTGATGTAGAGAACCAAAATGTTATCAATATTGACAAAATACCATCGTACACGTAGATATATGAAACGTATAAAAAAATATATAGTTTTATATTATAAATGAAAAATAAAACTATAAAAAATACCATAAACACAAAAAATGCAAAAAATAAAAACAAAAAAAAGAATAAAACAAAGCATGTGCGATTTGCAAAGAAATTGGAGCATTATCATATGGAAACATCATATAATCCTATAAAAATACCAACTACATCGAGTTGTGCAGAGCCTGCAAAAGAAATTAAAACTGCATTGGTATCGAATGTTTTACGTAAATAAAAAGATGATTTAGCACATTTTTATTACACCTTTTCTCATTTGCCAAGGCACTGCGTTTCACAAATGCCGAATTTTTCTAAAAATACGTTCAATGACAATGGATACCACATAAAAAAAAGTCTTTCACCATATGTGCTACTACAATCAGTATAATATGCAAAATGTATTTCATTTTTGTTATGTAATTCAGTATAAAATAAATAGGCTTCTTTCTTTTCTTCATCGCTCATTATGTTATTATATGTTTTTTCAAATAATATGTTAGCAAAATCATCATCATCAAAATTATATATTCTTATTCCAAAAATATTACCATTATCATAAATTCCCATTTTTATAATAATATATTATACATTTATTATTATAATGTAACGCAATGATGGAGTCTCTTCGAGTAAATGAGAAAAGGTATATAAGCATGTAGTTTTTCGAAATATTTTATTTCATGTATTGTAATTTGAATTCGTCGGGTGTATAAATCGGTATTCCCAACTCTTTGGCCTTTTTTGTTTTATTGGATTCGTCCTCTTTTGATTTGACAATTACCGCAAATGTGTTTTTGTTGACAGAATCTTCCAATGTAGCGCCGACTTTTCCCATTTTTTCAATGATTTCTTTATCACGAACCTTTGTCATGACTATTTTTTTACCATACAATGGGTCACTTGTATCTATTAATACATTTGCAATTGCAACTGTTTGTTCTGCTTGTTTTGTTTCACTCAATTTTCCTTTTAATCCAGTTTCTTCTAAAAATGCCATAAAAGCAGGGATATTGTTAACCAATCCTTTTGCATTTTCTAATCCAATTCCTTTGATGGATTGCAATTTTTTCACCTTTTCTTCGACACTGTCTTGTGATGTCAACAAATCAGGATATTCATCCATCATTGGTTGCATTTTTTTTCTTGAAAGTCCTCTTCCAAATGTATTGGATGCAACCATAATATCCAATAAGGATGCTTTATCAACTTTTTCATGTATTCCATTGAATATCTTTTCAATCATTTTGGTTTTGAATCCTTCTACTTTTTCAAAATCAGTTTTGGACATTTTCAAAATCTTACCAACTGTATTATATCCTGCTTCCATAATACGTTTTACATTTCCACTTGATAAACCATCCACCTCCAATTCCACGAAAAACATAGTAATATTCTTTTCTAATACTGTAATATCACCTTTGATATCTTCCAATACAATATCTACATGGTTTGTTGTCCACATATATGGTACATTTGGCATTTTTGCCTTTTCAGCTGGTGTTGTAACTGCTTTTATATATGGTATTACATCACCACTACGTATCATTTGCACAACTGCACCAATACCTAATTTGTTATCTTCTATGAATTTACCATTAAAACCAGTGGCATATTCAATGGTAACTCCTCCTAAACGAATTGGTTCAATGCGGACACGCGGTTTCAAATAACCATTTTTACTTGGCGACCATATAACATCTAACACTTTTGCTTCTCCCATTTGGTCAGACAGAACCATTTTGAATGCAAATGCATGCTCTGGATTACCGGAAATACGTGGATATACATTATCATCTGTAACAATGACGCCGTCAATTTCATACATATAATTGGTTCGCCAATCGACAAGTATTTCAGAAAGCATTTCATTAGAAAGTGAAGAAAACGATTTGTTCATGACAACTTCGTGTTTCATTTCAGTTAATTTTTGTAACTGTTGGCTTGGAGACATTTTTGGTTGAATAATTTCATAAGCTACAAAATGTAAATCTTTTGATTTTTCATCGATGGTTTTACTATTGATGATTCCAGATACTAAATTTCGCGGATTGGCAAAAATGGATTTGTATTTTTCTTCAAATACTTGTTTAGGAATAATAAATTCGCCGCGGACAACCATATTAGGTTCTTTTGGTAAATTCAATATAGACAATAGATGACTAATATCTTGACCAACCTTTCCATCACCTCGGGTATACAATTTGGGCTCTGTGCCTTCTGTTGAATACATACCACTGACTCCATCTAATTTGCATGATAATACATAAGGACCTTTGTATTTATTCATCCAATTTGAAAGAGCATTTGAATCTGGTTTAATTTTGTCCATTGATGGCATTTCATATGGTAACGTTACCTTATTTTTTTTAACAGGAGCACCAATCAAATCAACTTCCACATTTTTAGGATATTTTTTTTCGATATATTCTTTGACAATATCATATTCATTATCGGTCATAAATGGGTTATTTGAATTGTAATATTTATCACTTGCCAAAACAATCATTTCTGATAATTCTTTTTCATTTAGCGATTCTAAAACAGTTATACCATTTTCTTTGAAATTGGTAATATGTGTTTTTGTTTTTTCTATTTCTGCATTAGGTATGTTATCAACGGTCATTACTTTCTTATATTGATTTATATTTAATTCATTTTCTTTTTTTTCAATTTTATCTTTTTTGTTTTTTTCCGGTTTTTCCTTTTTCACTTTTCTTGTCCTTGGTTCTTTTGGAACTTTCTGTTTAGGCGATTTTTGTTTTCTTGCTTTTCTTGTTTTTTGTTTTTCTGGTTCTCTCATTTCTTCTTTTTGAATTAATTTAGGAGAAATAGTTTTCAAAACTTCTATATTTTCATTCATATTTTGTTGAACAGGTTCTCCCATTTGAACAAGTTCTCCCATTTGAACAAGTTCTCCCATTTGAACAAGTTCTCCCATTTGAACAAGTTCTCCCATTTGAACAGGTTCTCCAATTTCTATTTTTGGAATTGATTTAGGAGAAATATATTTTAAAACATCCTTTTCATTTTTTGTTTTTTTTGTTTTTGGTTCCTTTGGAACTTTCTTTTTAGGCGATTTCTTTACTTTTGGTTCTTTTGGTTCTCTCTTTTTCCTTGTTTTTTTTCCTGGTTGAACAGGTTCTCCTTTTTCCTCTTTTGGAATTGATTTAGGAGAAATAGTTGTTGAATCATCAATATTTTCAACTATTTTTTGAGAACCTGGTTCTTTCAGTTGAACAAGTTCTCCTTTTTCCTCTTTTGATTTAGGAATAACTGCCCTTCCATCTTTTCTGTCTTCCGGTTCTCTATATTCTAATCCTAAAAAATCAAAAATATCACGCTCTGAATCAAACGTATTTTGCAGTTGTTCCGTTTTTTTCTTATCCACCATTTTTGAAATACCATGTTCATTTAAACTATATCCCATTTTCAAAGCATGACCGCGCATAACAGTATTGAATCCTTTGCTACCAGTAAAATATAATACTGCAAAAGGATACTCTTCATGTTTTGTATATAAGAAATCAACCCTACGATGAACCTTACTTGATGGTAGTTTTGCTACAACCAATGATTTTGTTTTACCACGAGAGAGAACATTGGTAATAATTCCATTTTCTATTAATATATCAATGAATTTTTCAAATACGAATGGATTTTTAGAAGTAATTATAACGTCTATATCTCCCGAAGTAGCAAGTTTACGGCGATAACTACCGACGATTTCATAAGCAGAATCGTCTTCTTTCACTTTATCAAAAATAGAAGAAAAAGTATTATTATATTCATCTATTTCTGAACGAGGAATACGTTCTTCTATATCTTCATAATATTTAAGACCTATTTTTTGGACAGCATTGAGAACTTCGTCTTGACGTTCTCGTAATTCTTCGATACTTTTAATTCCATATTTTTCTACCAACTCTTTTGCCTTAATAGGTCCAATACCATATACATTACTTAACATATATTCGGGTTTGTTCTTTTCGCGTTCTAATAATTCTAATGTTCCAGTTTCTTGATATTCTTTTAATTTTTCCATTATAGTCGACCCAATACCAGGTAATCCTTTCAATTGTGAAACACGAGTGATTGGTTCAGGATATGCAAGAATGGTTTCTTGTGCTCGTTTATATACCCTTGCTCTTATTTGGTCAGCACGTTTACTCATTAATACTGTAAGTTTTTCCATTAAATTTACCAATTCGTCGTTCATAGGTTCTCTGTTTTCAACAATATTTTCAGGGGATTTATCTGGTGATTTTTCCGGCATTTTTTTCTTCGTCTGTCTCGGTTTACGCGGTTTCTTTTCCTTTTTTTCTTTCAATGCCAATTTTTCTTTTAATAATTGTTTTTGTTCATTTACTATTTGTGACATATATTATATATATTACAAATATCTTTTTTACATTTTAATTGCATATTGAATTGTTAGAAACCAGGTGCATCTGTAAATATTTGCGTGTTTGCTGTATTCAAAGTTTTGGTTTCTGTAACTACATTGAATAATTCAGAAATAGCGTTATTATTTTGGAAAAAGATGAAGGCTCCAACAGCTGTACTGATAAATACAATAATAGCATCTCTAACAAAGAATTTCAAAGGTTTCCACTCTTTGTCTAAATATTTTGCTTCCAAAAATTTTATTACACAAAATATAAAAGTAATTAAAAATGAAATAATCAGTATTTTCTCCATAAAATATATAATAATTATTAAATATTTTTATAGGAATTATTACGCATTTATGGCAATTCTTCGAAATCCAATGATGGGATATCATTCGAAGAGAACACATTATCTCCATCCAATAATTCAAAACCGGTCAAATCCATTGGCTCTGTATCAATTGTAATGCGGTCATTGTCGTCATCACTATCACTTTCTTCTTCTAATTTACGTTGAATTGCTCTGGATGTACTAATTTCTTCTAAACGTTCAATCGTTTTTGGTGCATTTACCGTATCTACTTTATTTTCGGTATCCATTATAGAATCATAATCATTGAACGATAAACGGGTAATAACTGGTTCGTTATCAATGTTTTGTATTGAAGGAACCATGGATGGTATTTCGTCTGTTGAAGAATCTTTTACTATATCGGATTCTGGTTCGTTTTCTTTTACAGGTGTTTCAAGAACAGGGTCTTCCAATTTCTCAATGATGACTTCTTCTTCTTGTTCTACACTCTCTTCCATATAAGCACGAATAATTGCTTCGGTTGGAATACTTTCACGTATAGCAGTCATAATAGATTCTTGAACAATTACTTCTAATTCACGATTGTTTTTTTGTACTTGCAATGGATTGATATTCTTTTCAAATAAATACACATTCATATATAATTTACGGGCAGTATTGATATATACTTTGTGAATGAAATTGTCTAAATTGGGAATGGATATATCGATTTTCTTCTGTTTATTGCCAACCCGAATACATGTTAATACCTTTAATTGTATAATATGAACACATGTAATCAAATCTTCTAAATAATTACAACCACTGCGTTCAATTATTCGTTTACGTTCTTCTTCTACAATAATGGCATTCCATTTAGGAATACGGGAAAGCAAATTTTGAAATGTCATTAAATATTTATCTATTTCATTGTTCTCTACGCACATTTTCCATGATTCATTAAATATAGAACGAATACCTTCAATAACCAGTGGTGAAAAAATGCTTACTAAACGACTACACCATTCATTTTTTGATTCTTGTAAGTTGGATAAAACAAAATCGTCCATTTTGTAAAATAGATGTTTATTTTTTAAATAGTATTTTAACGAAAAAATAATATATCTAATAAATGGAACAATAACATTTTTTCACAGCGGAATTCACTTTTACGCGATTGATAGTGCATGATTATATTTGATTTTTGTAAGTCGTCCCATTTTTCACGGGTAGACCGTTTTAACCAATCTATTAGGTCTATACATGAATATCCATTTTCATACATGGTATTTACTAAATCCAATAAATGATTATGATTTATTTCTTGTATAGAAATAGCATTTTCCATATGTTCATTTAACCATTCTTTTTTTGAATCTTCATATTCAGTAAAATCGAATTTTTTGTTCAAATTATATTGATGTAGATTGATTGTATTTCCATTTTCGTCAATATATTCGGGAACACATATTTCGCAAAAACGGGATAATATAGGATTTAGCAATCTGTGTTTGTTTTCTACCACAATGAAAAAACGTGTTGTAAAACTAAACAATTCAATGCATCGGCGCAGTGCGGACTGAGCATCAATCGTCAAATAATCAGCATTGAAGAGAACAATGGATTTGAATGGTACGCCACTATTGGATTGTATATTCGTTTTGGCAAAAAATTTGAGTTCTTCTCGAATAAACTTGATTCCTTTACCGTGGGCACAGTTTACAAACATGACATTGGTTTTGATTTTTTGTTTATCGCCGTTGTATATTTTATGAAGAAAATTATGGATGATTGTTTTTTTGCCTGTTCCCGACGAACCGTGAATAATAATATTGGGTATTTTATTGCTTTTATGGAAATAATCCAATTTATCTTGTATATTTTGATGGATGGGTAATTGATTTATTATATTCATAGTTTGTATATTATGAATATAAAGGTATTTTTATGTATTGTTTTTATTTTATTATATGAATTGTTTTTATGAATTATATGTTTGCATATTATATATATTTCATTTGTAAAAAATGAAATTTTATTTGATTTTAGGAATATTTTTAGTAATACTATTATTACTATATTTTATTACTCGAACAATAAATGTAGAACATATGAATAATATTGATCATAATAATTATCTCGATGGTATTGATGTTATTTATTGGATCAATTTAGATAGAGCAACTGAACGAAGAAATAATATGGAAAAAATGCTTAAAGACTCAGTATTTGGTAATATTGAAAAAATTCGTTATCCAGCAATAGATGGGTCACTTGAAAATTTTAAAGATATTATTATGAAAACTATATATCCAAGAAATTATTTATCTAGTTATACAAATCAAGAATATGCTTGTTTGTTTTCACATTTGAATGTAATTAAAAAATTTTCTAATAGTAATTATAATATAGCTTTAATTTTTGAAGATGATATGTTATTAGAATATAAAAAATATTGGAAAGAGAATGTTAGACAAATTATGGAAAATGCTCCAAACGATTGGGAAATAATCCAATTAGGTTATATAGTAGGTAATCACAATAAAATCCCAGAAGAATTATATACTTTGAATTTAAACCAACAATACTACGGAACAGGATCATATTTAATTAAAAAATCTGCTGCAAAAAAATTAATAGAAGATTTGAACAAAGAAGATAAATATATGTTAAATAAAAATATTCCACATGTAGCGGATGTTTACATATACAAAATGTTGAAAACTTATGTATATAAATATCCATATTTTACTTATCCTACTAATAATGATTCTTATATTCATAATGAACATTTGCCTGACCATGTTCATTCAAAAGAACTTACGAATTCATTATACAATTCATAAAATAATATAAAAGTATTTTTATGAATTATTTTTATGAATTATTTTTATGAATTATTTTTATGAATTATTTTTATGAATTATTTTTATGAATCATTTTTATGAATAATTTTTATGAATAATTTTTATGAATAATTTTTATGAATTATTTTTATGAATTATTTTTATGAATCATTTTTATGAATAATTTTTATGAATAATTTTTATGAATAATTTTTATGAATTATTTTTATGAATCATTTTTATGAATAATTTTTATGAATAATTTTTATGAATAATTTTTATGAATAATTTTTATGAATAATTTTTATGAATAATTTTTATGAATAATTTTTATGAATAATTTTTATGAATTATATGTTTGCATATTATATATATTTCATTTGTAAAAAATGAAATTTTATTTGATTTTAGGAGTATTTTTAGTAATACTATTATTACTATATTTTATTACTCGAAAAATGAATATAGAACATGTGACTAATATTGATCATAATAATTATCTCGACGGTATTGATGTTATTTATTGGATCAATTTAGATAGAGCAACTGAAAGAAGAAATAATATGGAAAAAATACTAGAAGACCCAGTATTTGGTAATATTGAAAAAATTCGTTATTCAGCAATAGATGGGTCACTTGAAAATTTTAAAGATATTATTATGAAAACTATATATCCAAGAAATTATAGATCTAGTAATACAAATCAAGAATATGCTTGTTTGTTTTCACATTTGAATGTAATTAAAAAATTTTCTAATAGTAATTATAATGTAACTTTGATTTTTGAAGATGATATGTTATTAGAATATAAAAAATATTGGAAAGAGAATGTTAGACAAATTATGGAAAATGCTCCAAAAGATTGGGAAATAATCCAATTAGGTTATACAGTAGGTGATCACAATAAAATCCCAGAAGAATTATATACTTTGAATTCAAACCAACAATACTACGGAATGGGATCATATTTAATTAAAAAATCTGCTGCAAAAAAATTAATAGAAGATTTGAACAAAGGAGATAAATATATGTTAAATAAAAATATTCCACATATATCGGATATTTACATATACAAAATGTTGAAAACTTATGTATATAAATATCCATATTTTACTTATCCTACCAATAATGATTCTTATATTCATAATGAACATTTGCCTGCACATGTTCGTTCAAAAGAACTTACGAATTCATTATACAATTCATAAAATAATACTATTCATAAATATTGCATCTGTCAAATGATGAAATATAGCATTCCAACTTCTTTCGAAATGATGTCCGACTTCTGCATTAGATGAGTATGATAATTCATCAATTAAATTTTCATAATAAGTAACTGGATGTTTCAAAATATCCATTTTTGCAATAGCAAAAATTTACAAAAAAATTGTGTATTTTGTAAATAAAATTACCCATCTTTTTTAATCAATTTCAATTGTTTTGTAAAAACATACCGGTCCGCATACATGGTTCGCCGCCGTACATTACATGACAAACATGCGATTTCTAAATTACCTTTATTATGGCCATAATCATTATCTATACGGTCTAATGTCCATTGAGAAGGTTCTCTAACATGTTCATAGAGAACCTTGACTTTATTTTTACAATAAAAACACTCTAAATTACATTGTAATAACAATTGTAATACAGTCTCTAAATCTACTATTTTTTCCAAATCCAATAGTTTTTTAGCAATATCTTGTGATTTGTACCCGTTTATTTTTTGATTCAAGTGTTGTATGATACATTTGATTATATTTGTATATTCTGTCTTCTCAAACTCTTTTTTTTGAATCATGTTGAGAACATGTATTATGTTATCGAAATTCAGGTCATTTTCGGTAAATGTCCATGTTTCTACAATCACCCGTTTAGCCTTCTCTTTTACAATATTTATATTTTTTGTCTTGTTTTTTTCGTTTTTTTCGTTTTTTTCTTTCATGTTCTCAAATAAAACAATCTTTTTTGTTTCTTCCTTGTTTTCTTGATTTTGTTCCATTTTTATAACTACCTAGGTATTTCTTTATGGATAGAAACAAATAAATATATATTTTAAAACATAATAAACATTATTTTAGAATATAACATAAAGACATTGCAAAATAAATATGTTTAATAATGAAAAGAATGAAGCTACATTACCACCATCTCCTAAAATCGATAATACATTAGCAAATGCAAAATATAAATCGATAATTCCCCAAACATCGTCATTTAACGACCTTACCTATAATGCAATTGATGAAATCTTGGAAAATGAAAAACAGAAAAACAAATCCGACCCTTGGAATAAATTAGACAAGACGGTAAAAATTCAAAAATTACATGCATTTGCAGAGAAATATGGAAAGGATAATGGTTTACCAGTAAAAGAAATCAAATCGCTGAAACAATTCTTCATTGGTTGTTTAGAAAAACAAAAGTTGCAAAAGACGAAGGACGTTGTGTATGATAAAGAAAAAAAAGAACTGATAAGCATACCTGCATTACATTTTAATTCAGAGTCTCATAATTTCACTTTGAAAAATATGGATGCCAAGCGCGTATCTACTATAAAATCGCTTACACCAAAACGAATAAGTGAGAAAAATAAAGAGGACTCAAAAGACTTGTAAGATATATTTTCTTGCAATATATTTTATACATAATATATATACACTATGAACGTTTATACATATTATAAAATTGTGGTATATTGCTTGCTTTCATATGCATTTGTATTTTGTGCTGAACCAGATTGCGGTACAATCAAAACAAATACAAATAATACCAAAAATGAAAAAACAAATATACGCATTATGCAATATAACACTGAATGGTTGTTCATCGATTATTGTGCTTCATCGGATTGCCCTGGGCAAGGATGCACCTGGAAAAATCAAAGTGAAGCCCAAACGCATTTATCCTATGTAGCAAAAGTAATTCGCGATATGGACCCTGATATAGTAAATATATGTGAAATTGAGGGCTGTGATGAATTGAATATGTTATTAAAAAACACCGAATATTCGCCCTACTTAATTAATGGAAAAGACACGTCAACCGGACAAAATGTCGGAATGCTTACAAAAATACAGCCAGACATCAGTTTATATAGAACAGAAGAACATGTGAATTATCCTATACCTAATTCAAAATGTGGATATACTGGCGCACCGGGTACATCAGGTGTCAGTAAACATTATATTACCGAATTTACGTTGAATAATATGAATATAGCGTTTATTGGCGCACATTTATTGGCATTTCCAACGGATTCAATGCGATGCGCTGAAAGAGAAGCCCAGGCTACTGTTTTACAAAATGTCATTCTTTCTTATATCAAAAAAAACTACGAAATTATCATGTTAGGCGATTTCAATGATTTTGATGAGAACATATTGGATAGAAACAATAATAAACCAACATCCCATGTTCTCGATATATTGAAAGGTGCGAATACGGGTGTATATGCATTGCAAAACGCGGCATCTTTGATACCACAGTCAAACCGATATACTGATTGGTATGATAGTAATAAGGATTGTAAATCTACTTTATCCGAATTCTCCATGATAGACCATGTTTTATTGACACCCAATTTGATGGATAAAGTGAAAAATGTTTTTATATATCAAGAATATGCAGAATATTGTGGTAAATACAACTCGGACCATTATCCGGTAATTGTTGATTTTGTATTCGTATAAATCAAATGTAATTATCCAATTCTTCCACCGATATTCCTTGTGCTAAATAGTTTTCTATTCTGGATGGATGAAGCGCCACTTGCATGAGTTCTTCTTTGTAAATATTACAACGTTTTTCAATAGCATCATAATCTAATTCAAATATGGGCGAAGTAACAGAGAAATTTTCAAAATCTATATAACAAAGATGATCCCACATTTTTTCTGGATAGTCTTGGTATATTTGAATAGCATTCGGATTTTTTATCAAATGTTCCCAATATATTTTGTGTATGTTTTTTTTCAACAATGAAATAGCAGCTGGGTTTTTAGATAAATTTTCCCAACATACATAACTATATTGATAATTTGAATTAATACCCATATAATTGAGTTTATCAAGATTTTTTTCTATCAAATGAATAGCATTTTCATTTTTTGCCAATGCACTCCAACCATAATCTGGTATTTTATGTAATTTTTCTTCTATTATATGAATTGCATATGGATTTTGACATAATTGATACCAAAAACAAGACAATGGAGTGTTCTGTATTTCTTCTATTTTTTCTGGATACGTTTCCAAATATTTTTCAAACAAATCAAAATATTCAGGTTTGTTGATTTTTAATATATCAGTAATACAATCAATAAATAACAACTCATCTACCATTTTTTGCTGATACTTTTTTATAAGATGAACAAAATTAGGGTGTTTTAATAATTCTTGTTTTCCATTTTTATTCAAGGATTGAAAACACAAATCAAAATATTTATCTATTATGTGAATAGCATTTGGATTTTTTACAAATTCATTCCAAAGTATTTTTTCAGGATTTCTTGATAACATTTCAGCAGCAAATGGATTACATGATAAATATTTCAAGGGATATTCATCTTTTATAAGTTCTATATATTTTTCAATAAAATATATAGTGTTTGGGTTTGTAGTCCTAACGATTTTAGCCCAATACAAATTTTCAGTGACACCTTTTTTCAATTTATGTAAATCAAATACACTTTCCATCTTGTTCATATACGTTTATTTTATAAAACTATCAATATACGATTTTTATATCAATTTTTTGTTTGTATATATTATAGAATGCCAAAACCTCGCTGCCCAAATGGAACTAGACGTAATAAAAAAACTGGTAATTGTGAATCAAAAAGCAAAAGTAATTATAGAAGCAAAAGTAATTCTAGAAGCAAAAGTAATTCTAGAAGCAAAAGTAATTCTAGAAGCAAAAGTATTTCTAGAACTAAAAAAACAATGAAAAAAGAACTTTTAGGAAAAAAATTACCAGAAGCTCAAATTCAAAGAATTATGACGAGAGAAAAATGGCAGGTTATCAAAAAACTTCGCACTAAGGAAGAAGAAGAAGAATATGAAAAGAAAGAAAAAGCATTGAAAGAATTACGATTTGATAGAGATTTGAATTTAGCAAAAATATATTCTTTTAATACTGCTTATGAAAATGCAACAAACGCAACTAAACACCATCTCGGTGTTCTTATTGGAAAGGAATAAACCTAACAAGAATAAATATTCGTAAATGATTTTTAAATTTCCAAAACGCGAAATATTTGTGTAAAATTGAAACTATATAAATATTTCTATACAGTATAAATCAACAACAACAACAATAAAATGCTAAGTTTCATTGAACCCGATTCCGATGATATGTACGATGCTCAAATAACTGTTTCTGAATTAATTGATGACTATGTAAACGATGAGATTTTAAAAATGTCATCGCCAGATTTTCACAATGAACAAGTAATGCAAATTAGTGATATATTATTTGAAGAATGGACCAGTGCTGATTTATGTGAAAAGTCGGATGAAATACATGAAGAAATATGCGATTTTGTAGAAAACGTTTGTAATGATTATTTTGAAAATTACGATGTTCCTGCGCGTCAATATCCGATTACTATTTTAAATGAATCACGAGACAGTGATGCCATTCAAGAAAAAATCAAAAAATTGGAAGCTACATATCAACCTGACCAAAGAACTTCTGAATGGTATGAATATAGACATAATATGATTACTGCAAGTAATATTTGGAAGGTATTTGCAAGCGAATCGCAATACAATAGTTTAATATACGAAAAATGTCTTCCATTCGAAAATAAAAATGGTGGCGGGTATGTCAATACAGAATCGGCTTTACATTGGGGTGTGAAATATGAACCAGTAAGCGTAATGATGTATGAATTATTCAATAGTACAAAAATTGGTGATTTCGGTTGCATTCAACATCCGGTATACAAGTGTATTGGTGCATCGCCTGATGGTATTGTGGTTGACCCATCAAGTGAACGATTTGGTCATATGGTAGAAATCAAAAATATTGTAAATAGGGAAATTACTGGTATTCCAAAAGAAGAATATTGGATTCAAATGCAATTGCAACTGGAAACGTGCGATTTGGACTATTGTGATTTTGTAGAAACGCGTTTCCGAGAATATGAAAACGAATGGATGTTTTATAACAATATTCGCAGACGCAAGGAAAGTGTCGATATTGTGGTTGAAAAAATAGATACCGCTATTGATGTTGATTTGAATTTGGATTTTATTGAACCCGTCGTAAACTTGGACACCGTCGTAAACTTGGACCCCGTTGTCGAAAATTCAGAAGACAATGAGGTGCAGGTAAACTTGGAATCAGAAATAAACTCGGAAGAACCTCCATTTCGCGGTGTCATATGCCATTTTATTTCAAAAACATTCACAAGCAGTGTTCCCAAATACGTTTATATGCCACTTGATACACCTATTGAAAAAGACGTCATTGATGAATGGATAAAAACTCAAAAAGAATTGTTAAAAGAAACACATGCACTGTTTACCACTATATATTGGTATTTGGATGAATATTCATGTGTATTAGTAAAACGAAATCGTAAATGGTTTGAAGCAGCGGTTCCTAAAATACAAGAAGCATGGAATACAATTGAAAAAGAACGCGTATCTGGATATGAACATCGCGCTACAAAGAAAAAACGAAATGAAGTTATAGTGGAAACTGATGCGGATAATAACAAACTCATAAAAAACTTGCAAGTGAACAACGGAATATGTTTAATCAAGTTGGATTAGTTATTTAGGACATTTTGAAGAAAAAAACAAAAAAACAAAAACAAAAAACCTTTTATTTATAAAATAACAAAATAATAAAAGTAATATAAATATATTTTTTATTATTTATATAAGAAATGTCATCTCCAAAGTCAATGGTAGAAGATGAGGAAATGCTTGTTAAGAAAAGAAACGGGAATATGGAGGTCATTGCATTTGATAAGATTCTAAGACGTATTAAAACAATTGGAACCGAAGTCGGAATTAAAATCAATTACACTACATTGGCGATGAAGGTAATTGATCAATTGTATAATGGTATTTCTACCACTCAAATTGATGAATTAAGTGCCCAACAATGTGCATCACTTGCATCCACCCATCCTGATTATAATGTATTAGCCAGCAGAATTACTATATCGAATCATCATAAAAATACAGTTGGTTCATTTACTCAGGTAATGACACAATTATATGAATACAAAGATAAACATGACAACCAATCACCATTGGTTTCACAAGAATTATACGACGTAGTTCAAAAATACGGTGCTGAATTAGAATCGATGTTAGATTATGATCGCGATTATTTAATTGATTATTTTGGGTTCAAGACGCTGGAACGCGCATATTTGATGAAAATTCACAAAGAAACAGTGGAACGTCCTCAACATATGTGGTTACGTGTTGCCGTTGGTATTCATGGCGATAATTTAGAAAAGGTCAAAGAGACATATGATTGTATGTCGCAAAAATACTTTACACACGCAACCCCTACTCTTTTTAATGCCGGAACCCCTCATCCTCAATTATCAAGTTGTTATTTGTTGTCTATGGAGAATGATAGTATCGAAGGTATTTACAATACATTGAAGGATTGCGCATTGATATCCAAGTGGGCAGGTGGTATTGGTCTACATATTCATAATATTCGTGCGTCGGGTAGTCACATCCGAGGAACTAATGGGGCTTCCAATGGAATTGTTCCCATGTTACGTGTGTTTAATAACACTGCTCGCTATGTTGATCAATGTGTTCTTCCAGAAACAATTATTTATACAACACAAGGTCCTATACAAATACAGCATTGTATTATGAATGAAACTGAAATTTATAATTTACAAGGAGACGTCGAAGTTATTCAAAATGTACTTGAACATCCATATGATGGAGAAGTATTAGAAATAGAAACGATGCATTCCATTCATCCATTAACTAT